CGCCTTCGCCCAGGATCTCGCAGGCGATGTCGAGGGCGTGCGGCACTGAGCGGGCGGTGACGAACTTGCCACCGTGGCGCAGGTACATGGGCTCGGCGCCGATCCGGCCGCGCTGGTCGGGGTCGAATGCCGGGTTGGGCGTCTCGATGTAGATGGCAAAGCGGCGGGTCATGCGATCACGTCCAAGCAATAGATGGCTCGCAGCGCGTTGACCACAGCGGTGACCACCACGGCGTCGGGGGTGTACGGGGTGCCCTGGATGTCGGCCTTGGCGTCCTCGTTGGAGCGGCAGGCCAGCAGCAGCTGCAGCGCGAGGGTGTCGTCGTAGAGCGGCTCGCCGGTGGCCTTGTAGAACTCGTTGGCGATGCTCTGGAGCAGTTCGGCCTGCTCGCGCCGGTCGATCTCGGCGAGTTCGCGCTCGAGTCGCTTCGCGGCGGCGGTGATGATGCTGTCTCGGTCCATGTCGTCCTCCTGGTGGTTGGTGAAGTTCATAGTTATATTATAGCACACCCGCAGCTTCTGCGCAATACCTCGGTAATATCGCTTACACTATTGGTGGGGGCAGCCCCAACCTTATGGCGAGCGCGCCGGTGTGGTACGATTGCGCCCGAGGTGCGCCCGCCGCGCCGGTCTTTACTGTTCAACCGTAGAAGGGAACTGTAATGCGCAAACGCGTGACCGCCCTGATCGCCCTTGCGGCAATCACCGCCACCATGGCGTTCACCGGCGTGGCCCAGGCCACCACGTCGGACAGCTGCTTAGACTTCGGTTCAGGCCAGAACAACTGCTTTGCCGGGACGCAGGAGGATCACGTCAACTTCGGATCGCTCCAGTTCGGGCTGCACACCTACGGCAGCTTCACCCTGGTGTGTGAGAAATACGATCAGGTGAAGTTCAAGCAAGGGCGAGTCGCCGCCAACGGCAGCCGCAACTTCTTTGTCGAGAACCTGTTCGGCTGGCATGATCCCAACTGCGTGCTCACCGCGCACGGATTTAGTCAGAGGTCGGGTCAGGTAGCCCGTGTCAGGGTGACGCTGATCAGTTGATCACCGGTGCTGGCCGGGGGCTGAGCGCAGCGCCCCCGGCCACCACCATCCACAACCCAAGGGAGGACAGATGAGAGGCTTTGTTATCGGCGTAGTCGCGACCCTCGCGCTCGCCATCACTGTGGGCGCCAGCGCGGCCACCTGGAACCCGGACGTGCTGGGCCACGGCGGACCCAAGGTGTCATTCAGCAAGAGTTGCACCCGGCTGCCAGTCAACGTGCCAGCAGGGCGCGACTGGAAGATTGGCGCCCGCAAGTTCGTGCTGCTCGGGTTCGATATCTACCAGAACCAGATCAAGTGCCTGATCAAGCGGGTAAACAACATCGCCGGTACCCCCGGACCGCCTGGGCCACCAGGGCCACCGGGGCCAGCTGGCAAGCCCGGCACCGCCGGAAAGTCCGATGCCTGCTGGGCAGCAGCGGGCGAAGTCCCCAAGTCATCGGGGATCGCGCTGCGCAGGTACATCGACAAGATCCAGGACTGCATCGCCCCTGACGTAGAACGGCACGGCGAAACTGCCGCGTCTGAGATGGCGAGCGGCTAACATACACTTGGTGGTGGCCGGGTGCCAGCAGCCCCGGCCACCACCACTCCACTGGAGGTGAAATGCCAACCGCGCCACACGTCACCATCCCCAACTGTCCCGAATGCGACACCTGGGAACGCTGCGTAGCCGATCTGCAGTCCAACACCTGGCACTGCTTCGCGTGCGGCAGCAGCGGCACTCTAGACATCACCTACCGAACCACCCAGCGCCGCGCTCACCCGAGCGACACACCCGCCGCATGAGCAGCGCGACCTTGCAGCGCCCAGACTACGCCACCGGCACCGAGGCAGACCACTTCGCGCAGTTCTGCCACGACCACCTGGTGCAAAGCATCGACCAGTGGGACGGGCTGCCGCTCGACCTCGAGCCATTCCAGCACCGGTTCCTGAGCGAGGCGCTGAGCTACGACGAGCACGGGCTGCCGGTGTGGACCTCCGTGGTCCTGGTCTTGCCAAGGAAGAACGGCAAGACCGCGCTGCTGGCAGCCTACGCCCTGTACCGGCTGTTGCTGCAAGAGGGCTCGCCGGAGATCCTGCTGGCAGCCGCCAGCGACAAGCAAGCCGGGCGGCTGTTCAACTACGCCGCCAGCTTCGTCAGGCAATCGCCGCTGCTGAAGAGCCGCCTGCGGATCCGAGACTACATCGGCGAGATCGCCCGCGAGGACGGCCGCGGCGTGATCCTGCGGATGGCGAGCGACCCCGACAAGCTCCACGGCTACTCGCCCAGCTTGGTGGTCGCCGACGAGCTTGCACAGTGGCAGACCCACCGGCTTAGGCGGGCGTTCGCCGCGCTGGTGTCCGGCGGCGGCGCCCGCTCAGCGCCCCAGGTGTTCACCATCACCGTGGCCGGAGAGGCACAATGGCGAGACGATTCGATCCTGGGGCGGATGCTGGACCGCGCCGAACAGGCAGACGACAAGGAACGAGAGCCGGGGCTGCTGATCGGCCGCATCTGGGACGCACAAATGCTGGTGTGGAACTACTCAGCGCCGACCAACGACCCCACAGACACCGCCAACATGAAGCTCGCCAACCCAGCCAGCTGGATCACCGAAGCCTACCTGGCCAAAGCCGCCAGCAACCCCGAACTCACCCAAGCCGAAGTGCTGCAGCTGCACGGCTGCGTGTGGGCCGCGGGCGCCGATACATGGCTTCCGGCCGGTACCTGGCGCAAGCTCGCCAGCCCCCGGCCGATCGAACCGGGCGAGCGGGTGGTGCTGGCGTTCGACGGCTCATATAACAACGACTCGACCGCGCTAATCGGCTGCTCGGTGGAGGACCGCTACCTGTTCAACGTCCGCACCTGGGAGAAACCGCCTGGTGACGAGCCCTGGCGGGTGCCGGTGCTCGAGGTGATCGAGGCGGTGGCCCAAGCGTTCGACGAGTGGACCATCGTGGAGATGGCGTGTGACCCGCCCGGCTGGCGCAAAGAGATAGAGGAATGGGCGCAGCAGTACGGCGAGCCGCCGGTGGTGTGGTTCGAAACCAACAAGCTGTCGGTGATGGCCCCGGCCTGTAGCCGTTTCTACTCGGCAGTGGTGCAGGAGACTATCCGCCACGACGGGTCGGACGTGATCGGGCGGCACCTGGCAAACGCGCACAAGAAGGAAACCCCGAACGGCGCCTACATCACTAAAGAGCGGCGCTCGAGTCCACGCAAGATTGACGCCGCAGTAGCCAGCGTGGTAGCGTTCGATCGAGCGAGCTTCCACTCACAACAGACCGAGGTATGGGCGGCGGGATGGTAAACTAGATGTTCTCACAGCGTCGTCGGCGGGTGGTACTCCATCTGGCGGACCCATCGGCTGATACGTCGCTTCCGAGCATCGAAGGTGTCCTGCTCAAAATCGACAGGGTATTCGGGGAGTACGTGATCGCCAAGGCCGAGCTACACGTTGCACCGGGCGCCCAACCGCTCGACCTTGTGCGCGCCGAGGAACTCCGAGTGCCAATGGATCGCGTGGCCTTCTACGAGGTCCTGAGGTGACAGCGAAGGCCGACATACCGGCTAGGGGCTCGCGTGGCGCCGGAAGGCCGCGGAGTGGCCCCGGAGAGGTCGTCCGATGATCGTCAGGGGTCGCAGCCAAGGCGAAGTCGAGGTGCGGAGCTTCGCGCTGTCGGACATGGTTAGGTACGGCTACACCGGGCTGCGTTATATGCAGCCGGGCGCCAACGCCGCGGTGACCCAGGCAAGCGCCATGGGAATACCGCCGATCCAGCGAGCGGTGCGGCTGAGGTCGGAGGCGGTGGCCGGGTTGTGCCTGGACGTGCTCGAGGGCGAAGGGCCGCTCGCCAAGGACGTGGAGAACTGGCAGGCGAAGCTGTTCGACCAGCAGCGCTATAACGAGTACCAGACCCGGCACGACTTCTGGGAGACGGTCGAAGAGAGCTTGTGCTATCGAGGCAACGCCTACATCTGGAAGCTGAAAGATGCCGGGCGGGTGATCAGCTGGTACGCGCTGCACCCCGACCAGGTGACCTGCACCAAGAGCCAGCAGTGGACGGTCGAGGTCCAAGAGGGATACGTTGACCCGGTGGGCCGGGGCGCGGCCAAGTACAAAGGGCTCAACCCAGACACCATCCTGCATATCCGCGGCCACGGCGCCGGTGGAGCGCTGGAGGCACCCAGCCCCGTGTCGGTATTCCGAGACACCATGAACCGCTCGATATCGAGGATGCACCACGAAACCCGGATGTGGCAGCGCGGCGGCGCGGTGCAGCTGGCGGTGACGTTCCCCCCGGGCGTGACCCAGAACCAGGCCAACGAATGGCGAGAAGCTTGGCAAGCCACCTACGAGGGCACCGGCGGCGACACCACCGCCATCGTCGGGGGCGGCGCCAGCATCCAGCCGATCGGGCTCACCCCGGCCGATTCCAGGTTCGTTGAGATGGCCCATCTGAGCACTGAGGACGCCGGGCAGATCATGGGCGTCCCCTCGAGCCTGCTGATGGTGCAGTTGGAGAAGAGCCAAGACCTCGAGCACGACCTGGGGATCTGGCTAAGGTTCGGGCTTGGCCCCGGGCTCGAGCGCATCGAGAACGCGATCAGCGCCGACGAAGATTTGTTCCCCCCCGGCATAGCATGCTATGCTCACTTCGACACGAACGGCTTCGTGCGCGGCGACATCTTGACAGAGGCTAACGTAATGCACCTGCGTATCCAGGACGGCACGCTCACACCAGACGAAGCTCGAGCCCTGCTGGGCATGCCGCCGCACCCCGATGGAGTCGGAGCCATCCCGCAGATCACCCCGGTGGGTGGCGGACCGAACCCCACCATGAACGGCGCCGCGCCAGTCGATCCGATGCCAGCGATGAACGGAGCGGGAACATGAGGGCAGCAAGCGGCAGCACCACCCTAGGGCTAGGGTCAAGAGATGAAACCTGGGACGCCGCGGCGGCGCGCAAGGCGCTGCACCCGGACGATTACGGCAAGGCGTTCTTTTGGCGCGACCCCAACGGCGACCCAGAGACGCTGGCGGCGTACAAGCTACCGTTCGCCAGCCCCGGCGGCGGGCTGCACGCGGTGTGGGCCGGAGTGACTGCCGCCGCCGCCGCGATCCAGGGCGCGATGGGTGGCGTATCGATCCCCAGTTCGGATGTCCCGGGAGTAAAGCGCAAAATCGCCGCGTACTATCGCAAAGCGGCTGTGAAATACAACGACGACGGCATCTCACCGCCCTGGCAGGGCGCCACATCGGAGGCCAGTATGGACGAGCTACGGTACGCGGTGGCGCCGCTCACCGAGATCGAGGTACGCGACCCCAGCGGCAGCGGCGACAACACTTGGACGATGACCGGCTACGCGGCGGTATTCAACCAGGCAACGACCCTCTACTCGAGCAAATATCTCGAGCTTACCGAGTCGGTGGACCCAGCAGCGTTCGACGTGGTGCTGCGCACCCAGGCGCTTTCCAAGCCAGACGGGGTGGTTCACTTCAACTTCGGCCACGACATGAACCGAGCCGTGGCGGCTACGGATGTGCCAGCGGGTGAGCCGGGCTCGCTCGAGCTTGCAGCCGACCAGTACGGGCTGAGGTTCCGGGCCAAG